ATAGCAAAAATATAATTTGGATTAATGTTTATACCATTATGACCTAAGAATTGTTGAATAAGAGATGAATCATCACGAGCAGTAATAATTCCTACTGGCTTACCTTTTAATATTGTTCTTTTTAAGATTGAAAATACCCACTCAATAATCTTACCAGCTTTTAATATATCTAAACTCTGAAAATCTGAAAAATCTAATTTATCATTTGGTCTTGTTTTAAAAGTGTTAAATTGTTGTGGAGTAAGTTCAATTTTAAATCCAGTTTTTGGATTATGTACTTTAATTTTACTCTTGGTAATTACAAGGGTATCATCAACATCAAAAATTGTTATACTATTTCTTTTCATTTTTAAACTTATTCTGTTCTTTATATATTATATCATTAATACAAACAAAGTTCGTTAGATGTCTTATTACCAATAGACAGATTAACAATCACGCCCATCAGTATAAACATGTTTTAATACAGGAAACCTTAATGAATAACCACCTGTTTGATTTTCTGTTTCTTCAAAGTATTGTATTGTTACAGTTTTACCAATAATGTCTTGTGGAGATTTAAAGTACATTTCTCTTTGTTCTTTAGAAAAACCTGATCCTACATTTACTTTACAACCTTTATGTTCAATTGTAATATTGCTTAAACATTCTCTTTCTATTTGTTTACCATTTTCTGTCCACCTGATAAATGCATTAGTTGTTCCTAAGACAGTATATTCAGCATCATGGAATTTTTTAACCTTTAATAAATTATGGCTTCTTTTTCCTTCATACCCAACATTCTTTCTAACCATTATTCCTTCATACCCGGCCTCTTCAGCTTCCTTAGCCATTTCAGTAAATTGTTCTTCGGTAGTTAATTGTATCTGTGGTAAGAATGATAACATATCTGAATTAATATTTTTTAGATTAGTCATAATCAAATTAGACCAGGTGGTGCTAATATAAGGTTTTTCAACCCCATGAAAGATTCTCTCTGTTAATGGTCTTACACCAGTCTTATTATCAAATTCATGTAATGTTAATTGATCAAATATAAAAAATTTAGGATTTTCTATTTGATGATCCTTTTTTCTGATCTGTTTCATGATTCCTTGAAAATCTTCATTACCATCTTTATCAACCATACAGATTTCTCCGTCTAGAATAAAGTTACCTGGAACTTTTAAAATTTCATTTTCTAAATTACCTAGTGTTAAAAATTCTTTACCACTTCTAGAAAAGAATGTTACTATATCATTCTCTTTTCGGCAAATACAACGAACACCATCTAATTTTCTAGAACCGTACCAATCTCCACTTTTGAAATCTACTCTTTTTACATTATAAGGATTTGCTAATGCAACTTTAAATGTTGGTATACATTCTGGAATTACTTTATTAATAGAACTTGTAGATGCACCCATTTTAAGGTCTCTGTCAATAATATTGTAAATAATATCCTCATATTCTTTATGCTCTGCAATATAACGATTAACATTTGCAATTGCAGTATGACCTGTACAAACTCTATTTGCTAAATCATCTAATAAATTAAATATGTCACCATAAGTATTTGCATGGCCTAGTAAATCAGAGTTCTTTTTACAGTTCTTAGATGTAACTCCATATTTTTTATAAGGATTATAAGTGTAGTTAAAAAATCTTTTTAGATCTTCACTACCAGAATATTTTTTGATAGTTGCAATTTTGTGATTTCCTGATGATGAAGAATTCATTTCATCAAGGAATGCTTGTAGATAGCTAAAGTTTTTGTTTATGTGTTCCATTTTCCGTTATTTAATTATATTATAAATATAATACAATTTTCTCGGTTCTGAACTATAAATCTTATTTATTTTTAAAAAGTTATTAACAATTTTAAAACAATATTGTCGGGATGGCAGGATTCGAACCTGCGACCTCCGCGTCCCAAACGCGGCGCGATGACCGGACTACGCTACATCCCGATTGTTGTCCCTGCAGGGTTCGAACCTACGCTCTTCTGTACCAAAAACAGACGTGTTGCCAATTACACCAAGGGACAAGGGCATTAATTACTAATTATATACTTTAAATGAAAATTGTTTAGTATTTAGTATTAAAAAAGAAAGTTTGAAAAAGTCTACCACTTTCTAAATCTTTACCAAAATATTCTAATGATTTATGAAACATATCACCTCTATATAATACTAGCCTGTTATATTTGTTACCAACCATAGCAGTCATATCCCATTTAGAATCATCCCTAGAATCTGGGTAAATTACTTTTTCAAGATATTCTTTATCATATGAACCATCTTCTAGTCTTGGTGGTGTTTCTAAACCTGTTTCCTTATGCCTAAATAAACCAGTACCACCATTAACTGGCGCGTCAGGTGTTAAGTAACATACACCAGCCCACATTGTCGTATGATCAGCGTGGATCCAACTAGTATCATCGACTGTTGTATATTGAAAAGAAGTTGTGTAATCATAATCCCATTCAGTAATATCACCACCTGCTGCTTGAACAATACCTTGTATAGATGTTCTTAAGTCTTTCCAATCATGGACAGGCTTAGTTCTTTTACCTGGGTAATTACCAACTACATCAAAAGGTTGTGTTAAAACCCATTCTCTTACGAGATCAGGGTTTCCATAAAAATCATCTGTTATTATTAAATCTGTATTCATAAGTTATATTTTATTATTTATTCCTAGTCTGGTTTTTGGATATCATTATCATTAAATGATGTATTTAAATACAGCATAGATTGGAGCTTTTGTAAATTTGTACATTTTTCATATTCTTCAATACTTTCAAAATACTTAATTAAACTATCTATACTTTTTATTTTATTTTCTATAGCATCTGTTCTCTTTAAAACTGAACTAGGGCTTTGCATTAATACATGATATGATAAATCCATAAATTGTTTATGATCAGTTTGTTCTAAAGTTAATAAAAGACTTCTAATGAAATCATTACCAAAACCATTACCCTTTTCCATGATATTTATTTTTAATTTTTTGTATTAATGCTTTATCGTCATTATCTAAATCTGTAGGTATGTCTACTATGATGCTTATTAATAAATCAGTATATTTATCTTTTTGTTTATAAATAGGAAATCCTTTTCCTTTGACTCTTAATACTTTACCATTTGCAGTTCCTGCTGGTATATTGAATGTTATAGTCTTATCAAAACAATCTATAGAGTCTTGTCCTCCTAAAATTGCATCATACATATTTATATTTTTAATTGCATGTAATCCTTGATTATCTATAAAAAAGTTATTATCACCTACGACATCTATTGTCATAATAAGATCGCCATTGAGTTCTACAGTTTGTCCGCTCTGGCCTAATCCTTTTAGTCTTATCTTTTGTCCATTTTTTATACCAGCACCAATATCTACCTTTACGGTTTTCATACCTATCCTAACATCACGATTAGTTCCGTAATAAGCATCAGCTAAACTAATCCTTAAAATTCCTGTAGTATTTCTACCTTTAGCAGTATGACCATACCTTTGATTAAATGCACCACTAAAATTCTGATTCCTAAGTAAGTCTTCAAACATACTTTCTGAAAAATCACCACCACCACCAAATTGGCTAAATGGATTATTTTGCCTTTGGTCATAATTAGCTTTCTTTTGAGGATCTCCTAAAGTATCATAAGCATCTGCAATTGCTTTAAATTTTTCTTCATTACCTTTAGCTTTATCTGGATGATATTCTTTGGCTAAACTTCTATATGCTTTTTTAATAACATCGGCAGTTGCATTTTTTTCTACACCTAATAATTGATATGGATCTTTCATTATTTCCAAAATATCTGTATAGCAATTAAACTACATGCTATAATTAATGAGACCATTGTTTTTGCTGTAATACCTTCTCCCATAAAATACCAAGTTAAAAATGTAAAAGTCATAATTCCTGTTCCAAATGCAATAAATCTACCAGGCCATAATAAACCATCATAATGTTCAACCATAAACCTGGTAGCAAATATTAATACATAACTGATCGATGTACCCATTACTAATGAAACTACTATAGGGTTCCTTTTAAACCAAGGCCAAACAAATTGACCATTTGTTTGAAACCATATTGCCGCTTGTCCTAAAAAAAATAATAAAAATCCTATTAGTAACTTATTCATCTATGTTATATTTATAACCTTGTCTTTCCATATAATTCATGTGGCTTTCCATCTGTTTAGCTGTTATAAAAACAGAAGGTTCTATAATTACTTGACCATCTTCTCTTTTGTCATAAGCTTTATTTAAAAACCACTTATCACGTTTTGATTCCCACCAAAACCAAACTTTTTGCCATGACTTAGGTTTTTTCATATAAACTTTATTACCTTTATCCATATGAGCAATAAATTGCTTGTATGTAATATCTTTACTAGCCATTTATTATTTACCTTTAGATTCTTTAAGAGTAAGTTTTTGTATTCTCTCCTCTAAGACAAATCTCTTTTCGTCTAACTTATTTGATTTTTCCATTTGGATTGCAATTCTCTCCAAGACATTAACCAATTTAGGTATATCGCCGTCTATTAATTTACGACCCATTGCTGTTCTAAAAAATTCTGACATAATTGTGTTTATTTTTATATGCAATATCTCAATGTTTGTTTACAAATATATAAACAAATAAAAACTAATTATGAAGACAATACCAAATTTTGAAAAATTTGATGTAAATGAAACAGTAACTGCTGTTGGGTTTGGCATGAATGGCATAAATAATTATGGTTTAGGTGGTGGCACTCCACAAACAGGCTACAGTATGGGTGCTATTGCAGGTGTAGTTGAATCTTGTTCTAACCATGTAGCTGAACAAGCAAAGATGTATGAATCTAATGATAATGATAATCATACTGCTGAAGCATATATGAAAGAAGCTAAGAAACATATTAATGAATCTATGGATAGAGCTTATGAAGGTTATGGTTCTATGGATGAAGCAATGGTTCAAATAAAAGGAAAGGATAAACCATCAGGAGCAAAAGTATTAGCAAAACTTATCGTAGGTGAATTTTATGATCAGAAAAAGATTAGCAGTAGAGAAGTAAAAGAATGGGAAAATGACATTACTCAGCTAATTATAAATTCAACATTTTAATATGAGTATCACAAACTTTGAATCATTCGGTTTAAATGAAGCAGAAAAGCATGAATTTAATCCTAATGAAACTGCAGAAAGGCTAAAGAGAAGAGAAACTCAAAATATCGAAAGATTTAGAGCTGCACAGGAAAGAGAAGATAATTACGGTATAGAATATTATAAATATAGAATCGCAATTGATAAGATTGATTTACAAAAGTTAAAGTTAATGACACAAATACATCAGCTTAAAAAGAAAAACAAAAAGTAATGGATCAAAAGGAAGAATCGCAGTCAAGAAAGGATCAAAACACCATAAGACATTTTAAAGGTACTGTTGGACAATTTAAACAAATGTTTGATGACTTAGCTGATGGTAAAGATACTAATGCTTATAATAGTCCAGTTAGACAAGGGTATGATGTTTTTCCAACAAGAGATAAGAATACTAAAAGTCCACACTGGGATGATAATCATGAAGATGAAAAAACTCAAAATGAAAATCACATATCTAAATTTGATATATTTGAATCTAGGAAGTCTGAAGCTTTAGCAAAAGCAATGGATAAAGCAATGATTAAAATAGATGACTCCATGTCATATGAAGATTTTGCACTGGCCGTTGGTCAAATATTAAGAGATGAGTATGGGCAACATACTTATAAAGGTTTTATGAAAGTTCTTCACAAAGACTTAGGAATGTAATTTAAATCTACATTACCACCAGTGTGATCCATTACCCATAAGTTTTTCTTTAACATTTTTTGTGCATGTAAAATGTCTGCTTGGTATTCATCCCAATCTTCATTAGCTTTAATCTTGTCTTTTATAATTTCTGGAGATAGATATTGACCAACATCACAACCTGCATTTAACGGTGCATGACGATCTACATAAGGATCATGTACAGGAGTCTTCTTAGGTTTAGATTTTTCTAATACCAATTCATTTAGAAATCCATTTGTAAATTTAGAAATCAATTTATCTGCTGCATAGATTTCTTTTACAGATTTTTGGTCTAACATTAGCTCATTTTCACTTTCCATAATTTTTCCTATGTATGCTTTTGGGTATTCAACATTATATTCAGTTTCTTTACCATTCATGTATACTACTTTTACTATTATCATTGTGTTGTTTTTTTAATATATTTTTTCTTATCTTTAGATTCGTACCATTCATCTATGTGCTTATCAAAATGCATCCTATAACCAAAACCACTATCAAAGGTTTCTTTACATCTACTACATTTTATAAAATCCTTAGGCATCTATAAATTTAATGTTACATAATTTTGAACTTTCTTCCAATAATGAGCGGTTGCAGATTTCTTATATCCTTTAGGTCCGCCATTCCAATTCCTAGCCATCTTTTCATATGAACTATTTAAATGGTAAGCATCAGCCCAGATATTAAACATCTCAATTGATTTAGCTCCACTCTTTCTGTCACTATTTTTAAATCTTTTATCTAATCCTTGTTTTCTCAGTATTCTATTTACTTCTCTAACCATAATAGGTCTGATTTGTAAAAGTCCTACTGAAGGAGTTCCTAAATTAATATCTCCAATTGTTGCAGGATTACCACCACTTTCAACAAAAGCCATGGCTTTTATCAATTCTTCTCTATTATCTAACTTTCCATTAATGAGGTTAATTTCTGGTTCTATAATATCAATAATAGGATTAGCTATAACTTCTATAGCCTCTTTATTCATACTCTCAGATCCTGTTAAGGTGAGTGCAAAAGGCAGTGCCATTATAATATTTTTTATCATCTGTATATTTTTGAGTTTTTCCAGTTCCTAAATGCATGAGTTACTTCTTCATCTAAAGTATCATCTATAATTACCACTTCCTTTTTAGGTAATGGTAACAGTGTGTCTATAATTGTCTTAAGATTAAAAAGGTGTTTAGAACTAATTAATTTACTTTCATATTGACGCTCTACATACTTAAGACATTTTTCACGGCTAGCAAAATCAATCATTTCACCTAATCTTAGTAATACACTCTGGTAATCTTCTTCGGTAGGTATTCTAAATACTGTAACATTCCCTAATACTTTAGATGATGTTCCGCCACCACTTCCACCTTTCATACCAGCCATGATACCAAATCCACTTCTCCTAGAAAGCTTCTTTATCTTATCAGCAGATTCCTTATCCATGATCTGTATTGTATTTCCTGTTTTATGATAGATAACATCAACACAACTAACATACTCTTCTGTTGAGCAGTTTACACAAACCTTAGTTTGTGGTAAAGCTTTTAGTCGCCTAGAATCAATATCTTCTTTACATTTAGTACAATTCATTATCTACACTTAACGGTATTAATTTTTGATGTACCAGTGTTAATCATATTTACAACAGTTCCCCAGTTGTTATCATCAGCTTCCCATTCAATATCATGTGGTGGATAATCCATTGACCAGTTGCTAAGTGAATGTCCATTTCCGTTCATTTTAAATTCACCATCAGAATTCTTTTTAAATTTTATGAAGTGTTTATTATCACACATACAGCTAATAGTTTCAAAAATAACTTCTCTTAAATTTTCACTGTCGTAAAGTTCTGTAAATGTTGGTGGGTTGTGGAATAGTTCTTGATACTTGCTCATGTTTTATTTTTTAATTATTAATATAGTATAAATATAATCAATTTTTCGCGATTGTAGCCATACTTCTCTAATTATTTTTAAAAGTTATTAACAATTTATTTAAAGATTGTACCAACTAAAGCTATTCCAATCTTCTCTAATCTTGTAGCAGTTCTACCGGCCCACATATTGTCTTCTTCTAGATCACAAGCCCAGTCATTAAGAAC